TATGTGTACCACAGTAACAAATACTGCTGGGGCTAACAACACATTCACACCACAACACTTCATGCTATGCATATTCATAGCAGTAGTAATAGTCGGAGCAGTAACACTGATAATAGATTACCAGATAAGCCGAGAACAGCAGAGAATAGAAGAAGAAAACAAGGATAATAGGTGTGAGATAATATGGAAATAGGTTACTTAGAACAGATTGACTGGGATTATGACAACATGGAATAAAGAAAAATGAGGAGGGCGATACAATGACTGAAGAATTAACAGAACACTTCAACAACATATACACAAATGGAGGAGGATTCTACGGAGTCCTCGAAGAAATAGAAGACAAACTACACGTTGGTAGAGTAACCAAAAAAGGCAACGGATTATACCAAATCACAACTGGAGGGTGGGGTGATGATGAAGAAATACTATACTCATTAATGTCATTCCTATCAAGGTTTGGACGCAACCATTATGTTGGAAAACTTAGAGGTGGAGCATTTTACTTCGCAGAACATTTGGAATGTTTGACGGGTGCTTTTGAAATTATAGAAAAATTACCTGATAAGGAAACATGCAATCCGATAATATGCCGTTGGTGTAAGTACAGTAACAATGGGAAACGTGACCCTGGTGACCCTGCCCGTGGTATTACTCCGTGCGATGGTTGCAGATACAATGAAGAATTTGAACACATTGAAATAAAAATAAGGTGGTGAAAAAGTTGATGGAAGAAAAAAGAGTTAAAGTCGAACAAAAAGATTTTAAAACCCAATTCGGACTCGGAACCGATTACAGAGCCACTGTGGGCTCATTAAAAAAAGCATTGGAATACTTTGATGATGGGCTGCCAATAGGACTTTTGTATGATGGGGAATGTGCATATTGTGATATTCATGAGATCATGATTGAAAATGGATTAGTTAAGTTGGTGGGGGATTAAAATCACCAAATAAATACTCTTTTTTTATTTAACTATTTTTTTTCTATATATTGTTTTTATCGTATTGTTTTTGCTTAACCGTATGTATTGTAATGGGGTAATCATTTATGGCCGACCATAAAAGAAAGGTTGCAGTGTGTCCTGAGTGTAAGGGGAATCAGTTCCAGCATGATTCCATCCACGATGAGACATATTGCACGGGGTGTGGTTTGGTTTTGTTGTCACCTCCTGTATGTGGGGTGGTGTTTCCTGGTTTCCTTATTACTATCAATTAATTCTTTCAAATATGTTTATTGAAAGAGGATAATCCCTTTATAATGCCTTGAATTAAGGATAAAATAAATGTTAAATGAAGGTGTATGATAAAAAAAAGATTCTGGGAATAATAATGTGGGGGGAATAAGAAACCTTTTCCTTGTCTATTATTTATGTTTGAAATCATTTGGGAATAATAAAAAGAATTGGATGAGTTACGGTAATACAACACAGGGGAATCCTGGTAGTCACATGTTTAATTGGATGTTTGATCCACACATGATTTTTCTTCAAGTAATAAAAACTTTTGATAAACTTTAAGATTTAATATTGTTTCAATTTTTAATCCTTATTAGTTTTAATATTTTAAGCAGGATAAATTATTTTTGAACTAAAATAAAAGAGATAATTTCTATTTGGGAAAAAGACTTTAACACATTGGATTGTTAAAGCAACGAGTATTACCAAAATATGTAAAAATGTGTGGAGTATTGTGACACTAATAAGTTTTCTATGACAAGTTTTTTTTTATTATAAATAATTCCCAGTTTAGGTGTAAAACGTTTCCGTCTCAATTTTTTCCAGTTTTCTTTTTTTATCTTCTAAATTCCTTTTCATTTTGTAGTATGTGGTCCTGCATTCTAAATGGAGTAATGCTCATTACTGGTGGTGTAAATCCACTCAGGACCAAAAATTCAAATATTAAAAAAATTATTTAACAAAAAAGAAAATACCCTTTGGTAATAAATTAGGGAATATTTAAAATTTTCATTTAGTTAAAAAGAAATTGTAGAAAAAAATTAGTTTATAACCATATAATAAAAGAAGAATGATGATACTTTTATTCGGGTAATATACAGTACAATACCAGCACCAATGGTAATCTGATATTCCAAAAGATAACAGGATAAAACTGGGGATACTCATTTAATAGAGAATAATGATAATTTATTAATCAAATAACTGGCAATCTAAAAATGATGTTGAGAGAGTCAAACTTCAAGTGCCAGTATAAAATAAGTATCCATACCCCTATTTGGAATAATAAAAACCGGGGATTGACAAAAAAATAAACGGTTCCCCTGTTATCCAATGGTTATTTATAGGATTAGATTCCATTACGTGCAAAACCAAATGTTAAAGAAGTTAATGTTATTATATTATATATCTATCAATCATTGTGGGAAAAATAACCTGCTCCATTGAGGATTAAGCAACCTGATTATGGGGATTACTGGGAAATAGCGTGTAAAATTGAAGGGAAATGATTATTTTGAATAAATGATTATAAAGTTTTTTTCCTTTGTCACTCTGGTTTTATTTTATTCCAAAAATAATAATTGTTCAAATAGAATTATTTTCTTTTAATCCATAATCTGATGTTTTACCTGGTGTGTGTGGGTTTCCCAGCCTAGTGCTTTGTTGGGTGTGGATCCAGTATGGAGTAAAAAAATTCCTCTCAAATAAAAGGGGTTTTGTACTGTTACACTTATAGGAGTTATTATCTGTTATTCTTCTTTTTATCTTGGTTGTGTTTAAGTGGTCATGGAAGGAATATGCAATACAATTAATAAGTATTTAAATTCAACTCTAAAAATAGGATTAGAGTGTAACAGTGTTCAAATATTTTAATGATATGTTTCCAACAATTCCAATAGTTACACATTTCCATATATTATTCGTTTCCTGGTTCGATTCCAGGCATGACCAATAACCCCCCACTTTATCCCTCACTTTATACTAGAATGGTTGTGAAAGGGTTAAAGGTTAAAACAATGAGGAAATGAATAATTTTTAACATATGTGGGTTCGATTCCCACCACAACCCAAAATATAATTAATCTGTTGATGAAAGGAATTTTTAAATGGTAATAATTTCAAAATTATTAAGTTTAAAATTATCAAAATAATTATAACGTTTACAATATTGGATAAATTCAAAAAATGATAAATAATTTTAATATATAATCACTTGGGGTTCGATTCCCCACATCAACAATCCCCCTAACCTCCAAAAATAAAACAATTTTATGAATAAATTAAATACTGCCATACTCCTATTTCTAATAATAAACAAACAATAAAAAAGAGCATTTCTTTTAATTTGGAGGGAAACAAGATTGAATACTAACACTCAACAACTAATAATAATCATACTAGGAATCATAGCAGTCGGAGCCGTAATCACACAAAACAATACAATACTAGATGTTATAGTAGCCGGACTAATAGGATTCCTATCACAGAAAACACTCACAGAAAAACAGTCAGAAATAATAGAACAGCAAACACTCGAGGAGGAGTAAATGTCACAAGAAATTGGAGACCAAACACACATACAATCCAATGACAATACAACCACCAACACAACAACTAACACAAACAATCACGCCGAAGATTACCGGTTCTTTGACTACAGATTAGACCAACTAGAAAACAATCTAAGAGAAGGACAGATACGGATAGAACAGGAATACAAGGCAAGTCACAACCAAGTACTTGAAACACTACGAGTAATGCAGGAAAACAACAACACTCAAAACCGGCACATAATAGAACTCAAAGAACAAACCAAGAACCTGGAAGAAAAAGTACACTGCATAGACAAACTAAAAGAAGTAGCAACAATACACAAACAAAGAGTAGACAACATAGACAGACGCTTAGAAATCTACAAACAAATACTATTCATAATAGGATCAGTAGCAGTAACAAGTTTTCTAACAGCATTATTTGAACTGGTGATGAAATGATAGTAACATTGACTGACATAATATTCGTGTTCCTGATAGGCTCATTATTCTATTGCTTGTATGTGTACTGGGCACAATAACAAGGGGAATACAAAATAACCATAAAATGATAAAAAACTAACCACCCCAATTTACTGGAGGAAATAAAAGAATGAAACCAAAAACAAAAACAATACAATACCAAGAAAACAAAATAACCAACAACACAGAAACTGACACAATAACAATAACAAATAAAAACAACACCCTAATACTACCATACAGCATAACAAGGATACAAGACAACACACTAACACTAACACAAGGCCAAATGCAAACAACCATAAACAAAAACGATGCACCCTACCCACTAAACATGGTAGCAGAAAAACTACTCACAACCACCCGGAAAAAGAAAACCACAAAAAAAGGTAAACAACAATGACAAACAACAACCAGGAATACAACAAAGAACTAATACTAGCACACCAATTCCTAAAAAAACAACACACAAACTACCTGAACAGCACAAAAATCAAACACGAAAAAGACAGAATAGCATGGGCACACGCAGTACAAATAACAGGACACATAGCACAACACTGCAACATCACACCCAAACCCAACCCCACAAACACCAAAAAACCAGAACATCAATAACACAATACACAATGATTAAACACAAACACTGAACAAAAACACAAAAAACACACTAAAAAGTAAATGTCGCCCCCTGTGTTTTTGAACAAACCAGTAAACAATGTTCAAAAAACACCCCCTTACTTGTTTTTATCCTACATTTTTGCTTAACCGTAACAAGATAAAGAACAAAAAAAAGAAGACAATAACACTAATTTTTTTTTCAAAAAAACACTCAATCAAACTCAACCCCCACCCTAAAAAACCATACTCAAATTGAGTCTAGAACAGAGGATGCTAAAATGAACAAACAGGACATAGAAAAAAACATCCCCCAACTACCAGGAGAATCAGATGCATCATACTACCGACTAATACTATTCATCCTCAGTGACTGTCAAGACCTAAAAGAATTTGAAGTATACCTAGCAAAAGAGCATCCAAAAAAAGCAGTAGTATACAACACACTGACATATAACAGTGCCAAAGACAACTGGACTCAAAGAATACAAAAATTCATACAACTAAAAGATGAAGAATTACAAGAAGAATTAGAACAATTATTCAAAGACCTCAACACTCAAGGGATACATGACATGAAACAATTCCTTGATGAACTCAACGAAGTCAAAAATGCAGAAATGGAATTATTTCGTAAAGGCCCGAAGAAACCAAGCAGTGTAATCTTCACACTAAGACAATACATCAAATGTTACAGAGAAGCCACAGAAGTATACTACATCAACACCAGGCACAACCTCATACCAAACGAACAAGAAAACAACAAAGAAGTCAATGACAAAAAACTAGAAGACTTTGGTAAAATAATAAACGGAGTATAATATGGCAGAGTTCAAATTCGGAAAACTAAGCAAACCTGCAAGAAACTATATCAGGGGAAGTGATGCCTTCCTCAACATAGCAGTAGGAAGTATCAGGAGCGGAAAAACCATAACCGCTCTGATGAAGTTCCTAGCATTCATAGGTGAAAGCCCACACACTCATTTTGCAATCGCTGGTAAAACCATCAACACCATCAAAAGAAATGTAATCGAACCCTTAACCCAGATGTTAAACTATTTTGAAATTGACTACACCTATAATCACAGTAACAATGAGATAATCATTGGCAGTAATGTCTTATCATTATTTGGTATTGAAAAGGAAGGGGCTGATGAAAAGATACAAGGATTTACATGTGGCGGGGCACTGGTGGATGAAGCTACTGTCATACCAGAGAGTGGTTTTCGTATGTTACTATCCAGGAATAGTTTAGAAGGTGCAAGGATATTCTGCACATGTAACCCCAGCAATCCTAATCATTACATTTACAAGGATTATGTGAACAATCAGAAGCTACTGGATAGTGGCAGGTGTAAAGTTTTTAACTTCTTATTGGATGAGAATCCACACTTGAGCAGGGAGTATGTGGAAAACTTGAAGGCAATGTATCCAAGGGATAGTGTGTTCTATAAACGTTATATTTTGAATCAGTGGGTGAGTGGTCAAGGGGCTATTTATGATCAGTTCACAAATGAAAATATTTACACCAGTCAATGTGACCTAAGTGAGTATGATTACCTTGAAATTGGAAGTGACTACGGTACCAGTACCACAACATGCTACACACTCATAGGCATCAAAGAATACAAGGACCATAACACCTATGATGTAATCTATGAATATGGTTTTGATGCTAAACGGGAGGGTGTAACACAAACCGATGCACAACGAGTAGATGACATATACAGGATACAAGAAAAGTTTCATCTCACAGAGGATAACACTTTCTACTGTTCACACGATGCAGCCAGTCTACTCAGTGCACTCGAAAAAGACCCTCGTATCCTGATGACACTTGACACCTACAAGCCGGACACACTTGAATGTATCCAGGAACTAAGCACACTATTTTACAACAATAATCTACGTATACATGAAAGTTGCAAGGAAACCATCAAACAAGTACAAGGTTATGAATGGGATATGAAAGCAGCCAGTAAAGGTGTAGACAAACCAGTGAAAAAAGATGACCACTACCCAGATGCACTAAGAGCTCCTGTGATGAATCATTTGTATTCGGAGGATATGGTGTATAGTGATTTAGTGTACATCTAAAAAAATAAATTCATAAAAAAACCAAATTATATTTTTTTTTCAAAATAATCCCAAAAAAAAGAGGAGGTGCAACTGTGGGAATACTACAAAACATCAGAGACCATCTACCAACACTACGAACACAAAACACACAATACAACGACGACCTAATAACAACCGCACACACAAGACACACATACAACCCAACACAGACCAGATACAACGCACTAAACAACAAAGACGTCAAAAAATGCACCCAAATCTATAAAACCACAGCACTAGCATGTGGATACACAATAGACTCAGACACCCATGAGGATGACTACCTACCCACCAAACAATACCTGGAACGAATCTTTGAATCACCAGAAGGCACACAAACACAAACAACATATGCTGACATCAACAGTCAGATATGGGATAGCCTACTGGTACTAGGTGATTGTTTCTTTGAAGTCAGTACGGATAAAACCTATGGCATCTTTAACGGGTTCCGGTACATTCACAACAATGCCATAATGTGGAATAATGAGAATGACTGTTACCAGTTAAGGGAAAAACCGGAAGTCTTATACGAACCGTACCAGCTCATTCACATGAGCCGTAAAGACATCAGAAGGGAAAACAGTCCATGGGGTGTGAGTGTGATTGATAGTTGTGCACCATACATTGCACTACTAGAAAATGCATTAGAATACAATAACAATATTCTTGCTAACGATGGACTGGATCCTCATACTATTATCAGTTACCCTGAAACCATGAGTAACAGTAACTTCAAGGCAGAAACCAAAAGGTTAAACCTGTTGAAGAAAAGACAACGTGCAGGTGACAAGGGTGGACTCATAGCAGTTAAAGGTGCAACCGTTGAAAAGGCCAGTACCAATAACAAGGATATGAGTTACCTTGAAATGATGAAATTTGCACGTGACAATATTATCCAAGCATTTGGTGTGCCACCACAACTTGCAGGTATAGTGGAAACTGCTAACCTTGGAAGCGGTTCCGGTGACAGTCAAAGAAAAGATTGGAAAACAACATTTGAGGGTGAAAGCAAACTCATAGAGAATGCATTCAACAAAACACTCAAATACTATGGATTCAGTGAAAGATTCCATTATGGCACGATAGATGTTATTGATGAAATGTATGATGCACAAGTTGCACAGCTACTCATAAGCAGTGGTATCAAAACACGTGATGAAGTCCGTAACGATATGGGCTTGGATAAACTTCCAACCAATGGATGGGCGGGTTACTACAGATGAACAAAGACAACCGTAAGCCAGTCGGCCAGTTAACACTTGATGATTACATCATTAATGAACAAGCCCTGTACGAGAACATGGCAAGAGCATTTGATGAAACATTACAAGCAACAATTGACTGGATGCAAACAGATGAAGCAGAGGAATACTTTGCCAAGCAGGCAGGCAGGTTATCCAAGTTCATGACAGAATCCGGTATCCGTAGACGTTGGCAGGATATTATTGAGGAACGTGCCGAGACTGGTGCAGACATCACTGAACAAATATATGACTATGCACGTCAAGTTCAGATGGATAACTATCTGGAGGAATACACTCCATCAGAGATAAAAGCACTTAACAAGCTCTGTGACTACAACTATGAACTCATAGTGAATGTCACCGAAGACCAGATAAGTGGTATTCGTCGCATGCTCGTACAAGACTATGCTGAGGGAAGAAACCCCCGACGTAGTACCCTACGAGAAGAATACGAAAAAATACAACTGGAACCTATCAACCACTTATCACCGGAAGAACGGGCAGTGATGATTGCACGTACTGAAAGTGCAAGAGCTTTGAATACTGCATCACTTGAGTGTTATCGTAATGATGGATTCAGCCGGGTGGAACTATACGGTTCCAGTCAGTGTGATGAATGTGCACAGTATGCTCTTGGTAGTGATGAGTATCCTGATGGTGTTCCCATAGAGGAAGCACTGGAAATTGAGGTGCCACATCCTAATTGTCGGTGTTCGTGGATTCCAGTAGGTGAGGTGCAACAACAATGACAACAAAGAAATTTAAGATAATAAACGAAACAGTGAAAAGCATTGATGAAGACGGAGTACTCTATATTGAAGGTATTGCCAATACCGGACAGAAAGACCTTGTCGGAGATGTTGTAACAGAAAATGCTCTGCAAGAAATTGCAAGCCAAGCAGTGAATCGTAACTTACACTTGGATCATGACACTGACCTTGATGGCATTATTGGTGTCATCACGGAAGCTGAAGTAGTTGATGAGGGTGTGAAGATTAAGGCTCGTATCCTTCAACGCTTCTCTGATACTATTCGTGAGTTGCTAGGTGAAGGTGTAAGGCTTGGCTTGAGTATTGCAGGTAAAGCTTATTATGAGGATAACAGTTTTGAGAATATTGTTAACTGGAATTTGACTGAAATTAGTTTAACTCCTATACCTTGTGATCAGGGTACTATGGGTTCGGTTGCTATTGTCAAAAGTTTTTCAGAGTTATCCCAGACTATTTGTGGAGAGGAAAAGATGGCAGAAGAAGATGTAAAATATATTACGGAAGAAGCAGTTGTTGAATTGATTAATGCTGCTTTCAATGAGAAGACAGAGGAATTGCTTGAAGTACTTCGTAAAGAGTTTGAAGGCAAGTTTGATGAAATTATTGGCAGACTGGAAGTTTTAGAAAATGCTGAAGATACAGTTGAAGAAGAACCGGAACCAGTAGAACCGGAAGCAAAACCAGAAACCCAGGATGAAGGGGAAGAAGAAAAAGCTGAAGGTGAAGGTGAAGGTGAACAAGCCAAACCAGAAGATGAAGAAGACGAAGAAGAAACTGCTGAGGAAGAAGAAAAAAACATAGAAGAAATAATCCAAAAAGCAGTAGATGAAAAAATCAAAGGATTCTTCCAAACACCAACAAAAACCCAATTCAAATACGAAGAAGCAGAAGGCAAATCTGTAAAAACTGAACAAAAAAAGTACACTCCAAGAGAAATCGCAAAAATATTAATAGGTGAAGACTTATGAACGGATTAGAACAATTAGCACAAGCAATGAATAAAAGTGTAGAAACAACCGCAGACCTTGCAGCAGGTATGGGAATTTCTTATGAAGAAGAAATACCAATGGCAACATTCCAGTACAGTCCATTACTACAATTCCTTGAAGGTAAAGGTAGATGTACAGATGTGAACACAGCCAATGTTGCATTCTTTAAAGAAGTACCAACCAATGATGCAGCTTTCATCCAAGAAGGTGGAAGCATACCACAATTTGGTAACACCACTTATACAGAAGTAGCAGACAGAATGAAAGAACTTGTTGAAGGAATCAGTATCTCTGAACTTGCACAAGAAGGAACTGATGTAGTAAACCTTCTTGAAAGAGAAGTTACAAGAGCATTCCTACAAATCAACAGTAAAATTGATTACACATTATTACAGGGTGCAGGAACTCAAAACTCCAATGATTTCAAAAACATTATGGATACCATTCCTGCTGCTAACAAAGCAAATGCAAATGGTCAGATAACCGAAGGAGCACTTGATGACATACTTATCCAGGTTATTGATAACCAAGGTGGTCACCCTGATGCTATTGTAACAGACAGCTTTGTAGCAAAACAACTCAAAGCAATCGCAGCACCATACAGAAGATACAATGATAAAGTAGACATTGGACTTGGTTTCAGAGTAGCAACCATTGAATCACCTGATGGTATGGAAGTACCATTACTTGTTGATAAAAACATGCCTACCGCAAACAGTGGAGCAGAACACAAATTATTAGTACTTGACAGTTCAGCTGTTGATGTAAAATACTTACACAGGCCAGCTGTTAAAGTATTATCCAGTGATAACCTTGCAGAAAACCTTGTTGTACGTGCTCACGTAACTGCTATGAACATTGCTCCATTCCGTTGTGGTCTTATTGAAAAAATCACCGCATAAATATCTTGGTGGTGGATATGTATGAGTATGGTTGACGACCTCAGAAACATGCTCATAGCACATGGCATAGATGGTGAGAAGTATACGGACACTATGCTTGAAAGTATTATAACTGAGGCACGATTACTTGTGGATGAGCCTTACATGTTTGACACTGAATCAGAGGATTATACTCCGGATTTTTGTGATGACATTTACATGACAGAGGATTACCCTGTAATACCGGAGAGCTTACATTTTGTGGTTGATGGTGAGGAGGTAACTCCTCGTAAGGTAACCAGTGATGGAATAGTTTATCTTCCTGGCCGGGTTAGTGGGGAACTAACCTGCACTTATACTGTAGGACTTGGTAGTGATGACATTCAACAGTACATGCTACCTATCTGTGTCAGTATCGTGAAAGACAGTGAAGGACAGAATGTGGCTGGAGTTACTGAGGGTGATGTCAGTACCACTTACTACATGAACTATGGTAACACCGACACTACAAGTATTGACAGTCTGGTTATGAAGATTCGTAACAAGTATAGTGGAAGGGTGTGTTTCATATGATACAATTCCCTAATGCCACATTACACCGTTACTCCTTATTCGAGAATGGACGTGGAGTGTATGGTGAAACGGTAACAGAATATGTGTATGTTGATGACATCACAGTAGACTTTCAGAATGAGAACAATGTAGAGATAGCAAAGGACTATGGTGTAGAGTTACAAAACCTGTACAAAATATATGTAGACCTGAACACTCCATTATTGGATACTGATCAACTACGTGATGACAAAGGACACACTTATCATATCTTGGGTAACATCAAGGAATATGACCACTTCCACCATTACAAAAAGGCACACTTAGCACGTGAGAGGTAAATAGTATGACAGTCGAAGTCACAATCAGCGATGCACTACAGAAGAAACTTAGTGAAGCTCGTATGAGACTGGCACTTAGAAGTGCACTTACACAAACCATGTATGACCTTATGAGGGAATCCATGAAACTTGCACCGCAGGATACTGGTAACCTCCGAAGGTCACATAGTGTGGCAATTAATCTCAGTGGGGATATGATAGAAGGGCTGTTGAAGAACAGTGCTAATTATTGGCAGTTCGTAGAGTTTGGTACCAGTAAGATGGATGCTAAACCTTTTGTCACACCCGCACTTGCTACTGTAGCACCGGCTAATAAGATTCAGGAATATTTTAAGAAGTATTATAAGGGGTGAATGAGGATTGAATTGTCTTGAACAATACCTTGTAAAGTTACTGCAAGGTTATATAACTTATGATGACAGAATTGTTGAAGTTCGTAAACAGTTCAGTAACAACCCTCAACTGCCAGTTATAACATTGGACTTAAGTCCTGGTGTCACTACAAATTACTCTTATCATGACACGGATACCCGGAGGGCTGTACTGTATTTTCATCGCAGTGCTAATGTTAATGTTAACTTGTGGTGTAATACGGAGACTGAAAGGGAACAAATCAGTCAGATGATCATGCAATGTTTCTACATGGAGAAGACTAATCATTTCAGGTACTGTTCACAGTATGAGGATGGTGTTTGTGTTAGTACTGGTGAGTCTTGTCTTACTGGTAGTGTTGTGGATGGTCGGACTGTGAAGAATAAATGTCCTTATCCTGATAGGTTAGGGTATGAGTCTTTGCAGGAGGCTTGTCATATTGTGTGGGATACTGTCCGGTTTGAGCCTCCCTTTGATATGGATGAGGAGGACCGTCATCCTCCTTTGTTACGTAGTGTGTTCCGTGTTAGTGCTGATTATTATGAGCCTGTGGTGGAGCATGGTGTACGTGTTGAGGATGTGAGCTTTGGTAAGATAACAGATAAAGATGATGAGGGTGATGAGAGTAATAGGGGTATTGAAGTTATCTGATTACTCCTAATTTTTCTTCACTCTCTTTTTCAGTAATAATAGAATAATTTTTAGGATAAAAATAAGATTTTTTTTTATATGGAGGCATGAAATAACATGACATACAACAAGCTTCCAGGTGTTTACTTCACAGAAACAGTTGGAACAAATGCCGAATATGGGGAGGAAAATATCCCCTTATTCATAGTACAAACAAGTAGTGCAATAGCAAGCATGGATGCAAAGGTCACACACTTCACAGACCTTAAAACATTCTACACAAGCATTACTGGTAAAGGACTTAGTAACAGTTACAGAGTAATTGAAGATGCAATCCTTGAATATGGTAACACTGAGTTCTATGTATACAGTATCAAGACTGATACAAGAACGGCATTCATTGATGCCATTAAAAGTACTGCAAACCTCACAGAAGTTACAGATGTAATTTACATAGAAGAAACTGCAAGTGGTAACACAAACACATTAGCACAGAAAATGGAAGCATTACAGCTTGGACTTGCAGACAATGCACAAAATGGTGTATTCAGACAAGGATACATTATACCATGTGGTACAATTGCTGCTGCTATTGAAGGTGCAGAGAATGTGGCTCCTGCTGCTACAGTTATTGCATCATTAACCACTCTCTTATCTGGTGATGGTGATGGTAGGGTATGTGTAATTGTACCGGATAGTTGTTGTGGTGCAGTACTCGGCCACATCATAGCTACACCATACGATGAAGAAGCAGGTTACACCCCACTAGAGAATGTTCACCTTAACAACATGTTTGAATTTGATTACAACCAGATGCTTACACTTCAGAATCTTGGTGTAGTCTTTGTACGTTCAGAAAAAGTTCGTGGTGTAGAACAGTATCGTATTAACCTTGCAGTGACAACCAGTTTCAAAGCAGACAGTGCAGATGGATTGCTTGTGTCACGTAGAACTGCTGATGCATTACTTCGTGAACTTGCATGGACTTGTTCAGCATTTGTTAAAGCAAAAGAAAATGAAGCTAGTCGTGCACAACTCAATGGTGAAATAGCAAATATCATCAGTGACTTTGCAGAAGAAGGCAGTATTGTGAAAGCAGATACAAAATTAACAGCTACTGATGCAGGTAACTTTACTTTCAATGTTACTGGTCAAATTAGGCCTGTTAAAAGTGTGATTGCTATTGAGGTTAACACAACATTAGTATAAAATTTATTGGGGTTTGATATAATATGGTAGCAATAAAATCTGATTTAACAATCATTAAAGTATACTGGGAAGGTAAAACTTACCAGATTAAAGCAGAAAACGTTAAAGACACTGATAAACAAGACATTGAAATGACATATGCCAGTGATAGTCATGATGCTAACTGGGCAACCTTTGGTAAATGTGAGTACAGTCTTGAATTAAGTGGTTGTCAATCTCACAGATGGCTTTTTAACTGGATACGTGAAAGACAAATCAAAGGATACTTCAAAACATACCCTCGTATCAGTACATACAGGTATGATAACAGTGCAGTGAAACTTGACAAAGCTTACCGTTTCTGTTTTGTAGAGGAAATCAGTGGTGAAGGTCAGGAACCGTTTGATGTGAAAATTGTTGCAATGAAACGTACCTATCGTGACGGTAACAATCATTTAATTTAAAGATTATATTTTTTTTCCTTTAGTTTACAAGTGGAATGGGGGGGAACCCTTTTATACTCGCCCCTTATTCCCACTATTTTTTTTAATTATCCCGAGTATAGTATGTTAGAATTAATTATTATAATGGAGACATCACAAAAATGAACAAACCAACAGAATATGAAGAATCAATACCAACCGAAGAAGAATACACACAGGAGTTCCCTGATGACATGCCCGAAATACCAGAAGGTGAAGAAGGAACACCCGGTGACACTCTTGAAGACGTTACCAGTATTGAAGAAGAACTGCTAAAAACTGACTGGGTAACAGAAGCAAAACAAATACCATTAGACATGGTAACAGATGAACAAAAAAGAATACTCATCAAATGCATCAACAAATACCCAATGAACACAGTAGAACAGGAACAATTAGCACAAATACTAAACCAATACAGGCCAGCTATACAAAAAGTTGATCCAGTTGGTACAATGAAAAACCTGGAAGACAACATCCAACTCGTAGAGGATGAAAAAGCATTCCTTGAACTCGTGGATGGTTACGATGAGATTCAGGTTATTCCATTCCAGTATTATGTTGGTAATCGTTTGGTACGTATGAAGTTTGACTTGTACCCATTACTTGATAGTGAGGCTATTACTACTGTTGCTGATAATTTGTCTATGTTCAAGGATTTCAGTGAGAATGAACTTCGAACATATAATAAGATTCAGAATGGTGAAACCCTTACTCGTGAGGAAATGCTTATCCGTGCAGAGTTGGAGGAAAAAGTGAAACGGGTTACTATGGAAAACCAGAAACGAACACTTGTCGAATATCTATCATTACAACTCAAATTCCATAACAAGGATAGTAGTGTTGAGGATATGAAACAAGTCTTTGAGCATATCCCACTTGCATACCTTGCACTGCTATTTAACAAAGTACAGGAATGTAATCACTTATCCGACTTACACCTTGAGAATGTGTTTCAAGAATTTGATTAACTCCTATCCTATGCAATGCTACATAGAAGTAAGCCGTAATCACGGATACACAGTAACAGAAGTAATACGAGGCAAATTCACTCCAGAAATAAAATTACTCTTAATGTATTATAACAACAAATTCCGAACAGAACAAAAGGAATACGAGAAAATGGAAAAAGAACTAGAAAAACAGAAAACGGGGGTGAAACACTAACATGGCAGACGACATAATGATAAAAGTCGGCATGGAAGTGCAAGAAGCATTAAACAATCTGGGAAACCTCAAAGATGCCATCACAACAGCACAATCCACCATGTCCGAAAAACTTGGAAGCAGTATCGACACGGCCGGAACCAAACTCACCAACCTCGGAGGAAAAGTTACAGGTGCAGGTGAAAAAATACAGAAATGGCTTGGAAGTGACTCCGTACAAGCATTCAAAAGAGCAGGTGATGCATGTAAAGACTTTGCCACTGATTGTGTGCAAAGTGCAATGAAAAGTGAACAAGCATGGACTCGTTTCGGATCACTTGTAGACAGTAATGGTGGAAACTGGGATGCTCAGAAAAGTGAAATCAAAGGGTGGGCACGTGAGTTCAGTACCAGTGTGGGCCGTACTGTCGGTGATACACGTGAGGCTATGACAAGCTTCCTTCAGATGGGATTGAGTGTTGACCAGTCCAAGAATGCTATGAATGCAGCAGCAGGTGTAGCAGCTCGTGCAGGTATTAGTGAAGCTGAAGCAGCAGGTGTTGTTACAAGTGCACTTCTGGGTAAAGGTCGACAACTTGAAAAACTGACTGGTTTACGTCTTGAAGATTATAAGAATGCTGAAGGGCAAATAGACCAGGAACGGTTACTGAATGATATTTACAACCAAAACAAGGGTGCAATAGACGATTATGCTAACAGTACTGAAGGGCAAGTTAACAAGATGACCAATGCCTGGAACAGTTTCAAGACTAGTATTGGTCAAGCATTGTTACCTATTGTGAAGATTGTTGCTGATGTTGCTACTCAAGTTGCACAATGGTTTAGTGATTTGCCTGGACCTGTGAAAACATTTATTGCAGCATTGGTTGCTATTGGTGCTGCGGTTAGTGTTGTTATTGGTGTGCTTGCTTTCATCGCTCCGGTTCTTACTACTATTGGTGGTATTATCACTGGTATTGGTGCAGCTGGTAGTGTAGTTGGTTTTGTTACTACTGCTTTTGGTGGACTAAGTGCGGGGCTCGGTGTACTTGCCGGTGTAATTGCTCCACTTATTGTACCTATTCTGGCAGTTGTTGCTGCACTTACCGCATTATACTTTATTGGTATTCAGATGGGTTGGTGGAGTGACCTGTCCGGTATGATCAGTGTCTTTATGGATGTGCTGGGTCAGGCTGCTGGTGTAGTGATGAACTTTGTCGGATGGATTGGTAAGTTATTTACTGATTTCCCTGCCGCTGCTGAGGAATTTAATCAGTTCACTGATACGGTTCGTGAGGCTATAATGAATGGTCTTGGTCAGCTTGGTGATATGGTATGGCAGGCACTTCAAGGTGTCTGGGATTCCCTTGCTAATAATGAGGGAGGAATCACTACCAGTATTCTTAGTATGCTAGCACCGGTT